ACTCATCATACTCTTTCCTATAGTTGCGCTTTCGTTTAGCTGTAGGAGCCACGAACTACACCCTTTTTAAGTACCTTTAGTACAAGTCCACCATTCTTTATATTTATGCCTGACTTCTTTTTCTTAACGGGTTTTATTCCCATACTCTTTTCTTCTTCTTCATCATATTTACCACTTCTTAATGATCTAAGAAAAGCACCGTAGTTACGTTCACTACCAAACTCTTTTTTTTCTTTATCTGAGAGGCTATCCCATGTAGGTAATTTTTTATCAGTCATATTCATACCCTAATAAAAGAAAGGGGGAGGTAACTGCTTAACCTTCAACCCCTTTAAATGCAATCACTGGACCCTAGAAGGTCATACTTCTAACCACGAACCCCTCAAGATAAAGATTAAAAGTACGCAGTTTTATTAGTTTCGTATTATAACATATGTATATATCACTGTCAAGTAAAAAGTGATACTAATAACAATAATGTTTACACATAGTAGCAATATTATATATAATAAAGAGTACATATGTGTTTACATATAGTAGTTATATAGTGTATATTATAGTATAATACTTATACTCCGTATATAGTCTCGCTGATGCTCGACTAAAAAGTGATTATATCACGGATATACTGGTTTGTCAAGTGTTTTATTAGTATAGTACGAATATTACCCTATACCCCGACTTCTTGTACTATTATTTTACTGTTTTATATCAAGGTGTTGACAAGCTATTTTCGATAATTTTGTATAACCGTATATATATAACGTATAGCCCTGCCGTGGCTACCGCGTGGCCCTACTTGACCAGATTTTAATTAATTACCTATCAAATTAGTCTCGACTTTACATAAAATTTTAGATAAATTTGTACTACAATTGATTAGTATTTGATTCAAACCCGACGAAATAATATTATTGGCACGGATTTTGCATACCACCACATATATATTTCTGTGTACCATATCCGTGATGTATGTATTAACTAACATAGTTAGTATAGACTAACTTAGTTTAACTGTATGAATAAAGTTAGTATAGACTAACATTGTTAATAGATACTAATAGTGTTAGTATAACCTAACATAGTTAGTCAAACCTATCACGGTCTGCGACCCTATCATAGTATAGGCTTCGCCTATCATTTTTCTATCATGACGGAACTACGTTCCTATCCAAAGTTGGCATGGATCTTGCATAGAAAATCGACTGTATGGATCATATATGTGTTCAGTCTCGACTCGGACAGATTGTGTTTTCATCACATATATGTTGCACTTTTTACTAGTATTATTAATAATCTCGTGTTAATATCTTTTTATTGTAATTATTAAAAAGGATTATTAAATATGACTTATTCGGAATCATTATCTAACTTGGATATTTTCACTACGTCAAAAGAAACAATGGAGGAATTATATTCTGATATTAAAAAGATATTGATTCCGAATATTAATTTTATTAATGTGACAGCACAATCTGATTTTAACGGTGACAGATGGAGTCATATTCTTTTTATACACAATAAAAATGGTATCGTATTAAAAAAGATAGCCATCGAAAAAATAGCGAAAAGATTAGACAACAAAAGACCGTTAATATAAACTATTATCAACGGGCCGACACGATATTGTATCGGCCCAACAACACAAGGGAAAATAAAAATGTGTAATTTTAATCATACTACTAGCCAAGTTAGACTCCAAGCTGATACATGGATCAACAAGGGTTTACCGTTCGGACGCTATAACTATCTTGTAAACATTCGTGAAATTGAATCCAAGATTCAAACCTACTGGACTAAAACTGGAACGTATGTTGAGAATAATGGCAAGGGATACATAGCTCGTTCGGAACGTAAAGGCTCCCATGCACTAAGCTGGTTCTTCGATCTCTTTAATGGTAATTATGCCGCTTATCGACAAGCTAAAAAACAATATGACAGTGCAGCAATGACTGTATCGGAGATGTTAGAATATAACAGACAGTTAAAACGTGTTCATGTTGCAATGCAAAACAAGAAAACCGTTAGAATATCGGCAAAACAAGCTAAACATTTTTCGGGATTGTTGCGCGATAAACTAACATCTAAGGGACACAAGATCGCCTCGTAGTTCCCATGTGTTAACTCTATCGACTGGCTTATTGTGGAGGAAATAGGCCAGTCTTTTTCTTTCCTCCAACAACTAAGGAATTATTATGACAATACGAATTAAACCGTTTTATAATGATATTAGAGATTTTCACCATGATGTATACTCTCCCGAAAATTCTGATATGCTACAAGATCAACATAGACAAGAACAACTAGATGTTATAGATTCACAATGGGACGCAATCTTGCATCTCGATCTAGAAAAACTAACGGGAAAATAAGATCATGAAACTACTCGATACTACTGGTAATAATACCAAGCTACGAAAGAACAACAAAGATATAAAGATTCGTGTAGCCGGATTCTCTGGATATCCTATTGATACTCGCATTTGTCCATATCAGAATATAGCACAATGCAAAACACCTTGTTTATCTGACTCTGGATTCGCTAAGGTTTATAAATCAGTTAACCAAGCCAGAAAAGCAAAGACTGATTTCTACTTAAACGACAGGGAAAATTTTATCATTCAATTAAAAAACGAACTAACTAATTTTGAAAAGTTATGCAAGAAACAACAAGTTATTCCATATGTTCGACTCAATGTTATTACAGATATTCAATGGGAATTAAAAGCTAATGGATCTATTCCGCAATCATTCCCGAATATCAATTTCTTTGATTATACTAAGATAGCAAAGAGACTAGGCAAAACGCCAGACAACTATGAATTGATGTTTAGTTATTCCAATGCCCCAGAATATCAACAATCTGTGAGAAAAGCGTTAAAGACTGACGTTCCTATATCGGTGGTATTCTTTGGGAATATGCCTAATAGGTTTATGGGGAAAGAGGTAATTAATGGCGATGAATCCGACATCGTAAACCTGTCTCATAAAAATAAAATTGTCGGATTGAAATATAAATCTGTAGGTGGTAAAATAAATCCCTTTGATTCAACCTTTATTGTAAATATGGAGAGCTTATGATACTAGAAAAAATTGCATTTCTTGCACTAACATTATTTATTTATGGAGTATTCATTTACATTCTAAACAAAAGTTTGGAGAGATAAAAAAATAATTAGCTAGGATTTATATAAAATTTTATGTAAATTCTAGCTAATTCCTATCAAAAATTTTCTATCATGTGTCGCTCTGCGACCTATCATATATATACTACTATCATGTTCCGCATCTGCCGACGCATTTTCTATCATCTGCCGACGCATCTGCCGAATAAAATAAATTATTAATACTATTTACTTTATAATTATATTGTGGTAAACTTTCAATTATTCATACAAATAATATTGGAGAAATACATGAACATATTCTTTATAGACAAATGCCCTGTTATGTCAGCTATGCAGTTATGTGACAAACACGTTGTCAAGATGGTATTGGAGACTGCCCAGATGTGTAGTACTGCTATACATGAATGGTGCTTTGGTGATGAGCCTATTCTAGATAACATATACAAGTCTGCATACAAGAACCATCCCATGACTGTATGGGTGAGAGAGAATGATGCTAACATGATGTGGGCTGTATTGCATGGACTATCCATAGGTAGGGAGTACAAGTATAGATACGGTAAGGATCACAAGAGTACTACCATACTAGAGAACATCTCACAGTATATGTTTCATGACAACTTTGATGAGGACTATACATTACATACAGAACCACCACAATGTATGCCTGATGAGCATAAAAGACTTGACTATGTAGATGCGTATCGTGCATACTACAGAACAGACAAAGCACACATACTTAATTGGACAAATAGACCACAACCAGACTGGATATAATATGGAAACTAACTGTTTGTTTTGTAACTCAAAGATGATGTGGATGAATGATGAAGATATGGAGCAGGTAGGATACACGGTAAAAGGTATTGTTTCATATCTAAAGTGTAGTAATTGTCGTGCCACTGCCGAATTTTATTTAACAGATGAAGGAGAAATAGATGACTAGTATTATGGAAGAACAAGAAGTCAACCAAGCATTAATGGGTGTAGTGTGGAAAGCATTATTTAAATCATATCCTTTGATTGATGATATGCAGGAATGGAATGATATTACGTATGCTATGGCAAGAATATCACATCAATTAGAGTTATCTGAATTAGATAATTATCAAGTTGCTATAGATTTAGATGAAAAATATGAGGAGATCTAATATGGATATACAAGAAGTACACTGTCTTAAATGCGATGATGTTTACACAGAAACAGATACTTTCATAGAGGTATGTCCATTCTGTGGAAATGATGATACACAACTAACAGTATATTTACAAAAGGAAAAAAAGATATTGCGTAATGCTTTACGTTATGATATAAAGGATCAGTACCCAAAGTACTAGATGCTTATGGGTCCACATATTAGGGAAGGAGAGATTAATACTATGATTAACATTTCAATAACTTTCTACTTGTTCATTGCATTGCTTGGTGTTACAGTAATTGCAATAGCATGGATAATGTTCTTGACACAAAGATTAAATAAGTTATCATCCACATTAAGAGAAGTTTTAATTAATTATACTAAGGAGAATAAAGAATGAACATACAAGATCATACACTCAATGGATTCCTTCAGAGCTATGGTGATGCAGACTTTAATATAGACTTTGCTCCACTAGAAAGGTTTCCAGAACGTAAGTATGTTATTCGTACTGATACTGATGAGGCTATCGGTGTTGTCGGTAAAGACTTTGGTGGTGTCAGTCACCCTGAGTTCTTTGGGCAGATACGAGAGGCATGGGCTGAAGAGTTAGGGTTCACACATGATGACTTCTATGACTCTGTAGCATTGGAGAATGATGTCAGTATTGATACAAAGGTATCTCGTAACGGTGCTTGGGCATTAGAGAAGGTAGTCTTCAACAATCACAAGGCTACTGTCGAGACAAGTAGACACACTACTGAAACTGCTCTGTCTCTGTATGCTTGGCATGGTGTTGATGGATCTACTTCTAACAATGTAATCAGTGGTGCTATTGATTTCTTCTGCACTAATGGTATGGTTACTGGTGACTACAGTAAGATACGCAAGAAGAATACTAGGCACTTTGATATGGGTCGTATTACTCACGAGATGGAAGGTATCTATGATCGTTGGGTTAATCACAATGCATGGTGTCAGAAGTTAGCAGAGAAAGATGTGTCTGTTAATGCACTCAAGACTGCTCTTGAAGACATACTACCAGAGAGAGCATCTAAGAATATGATTAACTCAGTGCTTGATGAGTTCAGTGTACGAGGTGCAAATGCATGGGCTGTATACTCTGCATTCACTCAGTATGCTTCACATGAGGATCGTTTTAGCTTTAGACAAACTGCTAATGACAATACTCTGGAACGTCAGTTCAAGCGTAATGAAGATGTAGCGAAATGGATTGAGCATCCTGCTTTTCTAAAATTGGTTGCATAATGAGAGTAATGAAGCGTAAAATAAAAGTCTTTGAGGATCATGACGATCTGATCCTTGAAGACTATATTAAAAATATATATAATGATGTTAAACAAAATGAGGATAAAGACAATGCAGAAATCATCCAAGGCTTTGAAGCAATCAAAAAAGAGGAACTTGATGGCGATAGCTTTAGCTGATCCATTATTCCATAAGCGAGTAATTGAGAATAAAAGACGTAAAAAACTATTAGCTAAACGAACTAAACGAGAACTGATGAAAGGTGTTATATAATGCCTATAAGTGATGACGATTATGATCATGTCCAAGCAATAGCAATCTGTCACTCTGATTGGAGTCCAAAGACAGCCGCTAAAGTAGCTAGAGTCATGGGTTTTACTGAGTTTGATCAATACAAAGCAGTTTATCGTGCAGGTAAAAGGGCAATAGAAACATATACACATAAAGGGAAGGTGTGGGATGATTGAGTTACCTGACTTTGATGACATGGATGACAATCAAGGCATAAGAATTAATTGTCCTAGTTGTGGTGGGTATGGTACATTTACTGCTACTAGAGTTGATGGAAGTATTCTGTATAACTGTTATAAAGCAGGATGTTCTGTGTCTGGTAAGAAAGATGTTATGGGATCAAGCAAATATGTTAGAAAAAAATCTATCATTGCTGCTGAGCCAAATAAATATGAATTCGATATACCAGAACACTTTTCTATTTATTTCCCAAAGAAAATGATTAAATATTGTAATGAGAATAATATTGATACTAATAAAGTACAGCTATACTATGATGTTAAATTAGACAGAGCAGTATTTCCAATATTCATGGCACAACCCTCTAACTTTGACGTTCCTACTATTTGGAGAAATAAAGTGGTTGATGCTGTCGGTAGAACACTAGGAGGATCTTGGAGTAAATGGCATAGGTATAGTAACTCAGGCTTACCTTTTATTTGTGGTAATAGTGAGACTTGTTATGTTGTTGAGGATTGTGCGTCTGCCGTAGCTGTATCACAGTATGGTACTGGACTTGCATTGCTAGGTACAAATCTATCTGATTCAATACTCGATATCGTGACAAACTACCCTGATGTTGTGGTATGTCTGGATAGAGATGCATCTGCCAAGGCGATACAAATGAAAAATAGAATTGGACAATTTACTAAATGTGAAGTAAGATTACTTGATGTTGACCCTAAAGAAAAACCAGAAGGAGTATTATGATGACTACATACAATAGAGCTTTTTCCATGCCTAACAGTCAAACTTTTAGCATGAAACCTATTAAAGAGTTTGTTGAACATTGGATTGGTGTAGCCTATTCCGCTGAAGACAGAACTAACCCAGTTGTTGTAGATCCCTTTGCTAGGGATAGTAAGTATGGTACAATAACTAATGATATAAATACAACTACACAAGCCGATTATCACATGAAAGCTGATGAGTTTTTAGATATGTTGTTGGATTCAGGATTACAAGCTGACGTTGTTTTATATGATCCACCATACAGTCCAAGACAGATCAGTGAGTGCTATAGTGCTAGTGGTATAAAGACTACGCAACAAGATACACAAAGCACTTTTTATACTAAAATAAAAGATCGTATCAGACCCCTTGTCAAACCTGATGGTATTGTGTTATCATTCGGATGGAACTCGATGGGAGTTGGTAAGAAGTTTGGTAACTATGAAGAAATACTATTGGTAACTCACGGTGGAGCGCATAACGATACAATATGTGTTGCACAAAGAAAGGATACAAACGAATATGTCTAATGATTTATTAGGACTATTTCTCTCTCATAACTTCTATGAGAAGAACAGACACTTGATCGCAATGGACTTCTTTGAGAATGAAGCCAAGAAGATCTGGCGTAGCATTGAGTTAGGTCATGCAAGATATGGGCGTGACTTGACTCCTGCCGAAGTAGAACAGGTATTATTTAGTGAGTTTAGGACTATGACAAGTAGCCAGAAACAAGCTATGATGATGCTGACCAGAACATTGTCTAACGATATTGGTGAGGATGTTGCAGAAGATGTTCTCAGGGATCAGTTTAAAGTTTACTTTGGTAGACAGTTAGCTGATCTTGGTATCAAGATGATGGACAACAAGGTGAATGACCTGACCAAGGTTAATGAATTATTGGGTAAGTACGAACAGAACTTTATGCCCAAGGAAACTATACAGGAGATTAAACATGATGTCGCATCTTTATTGCACTCTACTAAAGATGTATCCAAATACAAATGGAACCTCAAAGGACTCAGGGAAATCTGTGCAGGTATCGGACCCTCGACCTTCTCTGCTGTCTTTGCTCTTGTCGAAACTGGCAAGACTGCATTCCTGATATCTACATTGTTTGGGCCAGATGGTTTCTTGAACCAAGGTGCAAAGGTAATGATACTGGGTAATGAAGAACCTGTTGAGCGCACTGCACTGAGAGCAGTTAGTTCTTTCACTGGTATGACTGACAAACAGATTGCTAATGATACTATTAAAGCACACAATCAATGGGATGTATATTCTAGTCAGTGTGTGTTCCTGAATACTGACGAGGTATCCTCTATGGAGGAACTGGATCAGTTACTAGCCAAGCACAAGCCAGATGTACTAGGTATTGATCAGCTAGACAAGATGCAAGTCGGAGGTAATCATGCCAGAGATGACATACGTTTGGGTGAGATCTATCGTACTGCTAGGACATTATCTAAGAAGCATCAGTGTGCAATCATTGGTGTGTCTCAGGCTAATGCTGAAGCAGATGGTAGAACTGTGCTACGCTTTACTCAGATGGCAGGAGCAAGGGTAGGTAAAGCTGCCGAAGCAGATCTTATTATTGGTATAGGTAAAGAGACTGAGGAAGGTGGTTCAGACAATGGACTCCGACATATCTATGTCAGTAAGAATAAGCTAGGTGGTAAGCATGGTACTTGTACTACTGTGATTAAACCAGAAATATCTAGATATATTGATTAATAACTTGACAAACTGATTATTATATGATATCTAAGTATTCCCCTTCGGGGGGATACATTACCTAGGAGGTATAATATGCTTGAAGGATTAGCTTGTTTAGCACTTAATATATATCATGAAGCTAGAGATCAACCAATAGAAGGTCAGGTAGCTGTAGCTCAAGTAGTAATGGAGAGAGTAAAGAGTGAAAAATATCCTAATAGTATCTGTGAAGTGATAATGCAAGGCCCAACATATTCATGGTCTATTAATTATCCTATTAGACATAGATGCCAGTTCAGTTGGTACTGTGATGGATTAAGTGACAGACCCAAAGATATGACTGCATATTTAAATTCAGTAGATGTTGCAGAAAAGACTTTACATGGACTGAAAGATGTGGTAAAAGGATCTATGTACTACCATAGTGTAAAAGTAAAACCTTGGTGGGCAAAGTACAAGATAAGAGTAAGACAAATTGGGGATCATATATTTTATAAGTGAGGATATTAAATGGATCTACTTAATCATGCGTACATAATAGGAATATGTTTTATAACAGTTTTAATAATGCTATTTGCAGGAGAATAATATGAAAGATAAATATGTAATTGTAGGAAAACCTTGGGGTGGATACGGTCAGTGGGAAGTCGCTTGTACAAAAGCAATGACAAAAAAAACTGCTGAAAAAAGATTAGATTTATATAATTTAGGAGGTGTGCCTGATAATCATTATGATTGGGGTATAAGTCCTACTGGATATTACTATAAAGATTATGCTATTCAAAAACTAAAAGATGATCAGGATTTTAATGATGTAATTAATGATGTTTGGATTTGAGGAGAATAATATGCCGTTTGGAAATAATATAGATTATGCGTTAGTCATAGACCTTGAAGTTGATTTGGGTGAGGATCGTACAGATCCTTCTCCATATAATAAAGACAATACCCTAGCAGCTATAGGTTATACATTCAGATCTTTAGATGGTTCACCTATATGGAACAGTGATGGTGCTGTAAAGATATTGAAAATACCTAAAGATAATTATTATCTAAAAGATTTTATAAAAGCTATGGATGAAGCCACATACGTTGTAATGCACAATGCTAAGTTTGATGTAGCATGGTTGCGTGAGGTAGGTGTGGACTGTAGATCTAAGATTATTGATACTATGATTAATCAGTATATACTCAACAAGGGAATACGAGGTAAGCTAGGTTTGAAAGCACTAGCAGAGGAGTATGACCTTACTCGTAAACAAGCCTCTCTTGCTGACGCATTCAAAGAAGGTTTGAATTACAGTGATATGTCTGATGAAGATCAGCTAAAGTATTTATATCATGATGTTATGGCTACTGCTGAGTTATTTGAAAAGCAAGAGAAGAAGTTTAAACGCAAAGAAAATAAATCTTTGATACCAATACGAGATCTTATGTGTGAGTTCTGTGATGTTCTTACTGATATAGAACGAGCAGGTATGGCTAT